TTTCTTCTCTGGTTAAACCAGGATACTTTGCTATCATTTCATCTAATTTAGCCTGGAATGCGGCATCATTAGCTAATTCATCTGGAGGTACAATATTACTTGGAGCATTTTGATTTGCTCTTACATCTGGTGCTTGTTGTGTTTGTGTGTTGGGTAATGATGTTGATGATGATGGACTGGTTCCGCCACCACCGCCACCGCCAGAACCGCTGTCGGCAGAAGAAGTTGTTGTGGCTGTTTCTGATTCATCACCATATAGATCTTCTCTAGTGGGATCTTGTTCTTCATTAGTAATGCCTGGTCCTGGTGTACCGCCACAAGCAAATACATTATTACTTGCACTACTGGCTTTTGGATTACAATGTGGAGGGATAGGACAAAAACTGTCGCTATTTGCATCGCTTCCTAATAAATTTACCAGAATGCCATTAACAAAAACAGTTCCGTCATTGTTACTAGCCTGTAAACTTCCGCCACCGTGTGTGTTTGGATCTCCCAATACACTGCATAACAGATTGTTTACGAAAACGTTGCTTTGTCCTCGTACTTGTGTTTCTGCACCACAATTTCTGCTATCGGTATTTCTGTGTACTGGTATCATACAAACTCCTAATAAACATATTTATCAGGCTAGTTTGGCACCGGTTCCTTGCAAACTCATATCAATTCCAGTTGTTGCTTGTAAATAAACATCAGCAATTGGTTTATGTGCTTTTACCATAGTAACAACGTGTGCTTTATTAAATTTGATATTTGTTTCACTCATAATATCAGCACTTGCAATCCATGGAGCAAGTCCAGGTCCTTGTGGTGTTACCGCCATTGCCAATGGTTTACGTAATTCAATATGTTTATCGTTGTCTTCTTGAAAACTTCCGATAATTTCTTCGCCACTGGCTAATTTTAAAGCGACTACATCGCCCTGTTTTCTTACATCTAATAACATTATAAAGTGTGTCCTGTTCCGTTAAAACCTGTGTTTTCAATATATGAACTTAGTTGCTCATAGCCTCCAATTACCGAACCATTAATAATGATTTGTGGTACGGTACGTGCATTTGGCACGGCTTCTAAAAGTTCTTCTCTGGTTGCGTCTACGCCTACTACTTTTTCTTGAAAGTTTAAGCCGTATGCACTTAGTAAGTGTTTTGCCCTCACACAATAAGGACAATTTGGTTTGCTATATACAATTATTTCACTCATAAACTTAATCCTGCAAATGTGTTTGTGTCAACATCTTTCTTGACACCTCCGATAACATAAGAACTGATCTCTGTTTCCTGTGGTGCAACTTGAACATCAGCGCCACTAATCCATTTTTGTGTCCAGGGAAGTGGGCTAGCTTGTGGTACACTGTAAGGGCTCTTTAGTCCAACCGCTGTCATACGCTTGTTTGCAATCCACTCAACAAAGTCGCTCAGTAGTTTTTCGTTTAAGCCAATCATTGAACCGTCTTTAAACAAGTATCTAGCCCATTCTTTTTCTTGGTCAACTGCGTCCACGAACATCTGAATCATTTCTTGTTCAGTCTCTTTTGCAATTTTAGCATAATCTGGATCGTCTTTTGGAAGAATTTTCAGCATATATTGTGTACTTGCCAAATGCAAATTCTCATCACGACAAATCAATTTAATAATTTTAGCATTGCCTTCCATCTTTTTAAGTTCAGCAAATGCCCAACTACATGCAAACGATACATAAAAGCGTACACCTTCCAAGATGTTTACGCTCATGATTGTTTTCCACAATGCTTTCTTTAATTCATATTTGTTGACTACAACTTTTTTACCATTAACAGTATGTGTTCCTTCTCCAAGCAGATTATAATAACCAGCCATTTCGATAAGATCATCATAGTATTTGCTGATGTCGTCAGCACATTCAACAATCTCTTTTAAGTCCATCATTTCGTCGAAAACTTTACTTGGGTCACTATAAACGTTGCGAATAATATGTGTGTAACTGCGACTGTGAATTGTTTCACTAAATGTCCAAGTGATAATCCAGTTTTCCAGTTCTGGAATACTCACAAGACTACCAAATGCTTCAGCAGGCGCACGACCCTGAACACTATCAAGTAGAATTTGTCTCTTTAAATTTGATGTGAATATGTGTCTTTCGTGTTCATTTAAGTCTTTAAAGTCTTTGGCATCACGAATAATATCAACTTCTTCAGGGCGCCAAAAGAAACCCAACTGTTTGTCAGTTAACTGATCAAACTTACGGTATTTCAATGTATCATAACGCTGAATATCAACTCCACCTTCAGGATCCAAAAATGCCAGTGCTTCTGTATGATGGCCTTCTTTTTTCGCATTAAATACGCTCATTATCTCTACTCCTTAAATAACACAAGCATCACAGGCATCATCATCAATATCACCTGCCGCTAATTCTTCTGTCTTGTCTTCTGCATTCATGTCAAGTTCGCCTTGTCCATCAAAAGTATTAAAATAATACAATTGTTTGCCACCATATTTGTAGAACATAATAAGGTGCTGTAACATAACACTCATTGGGATTTTTTCATCTTCAAAGAATGTTGGATTATATGTTGTATTTACACTTATACCTTGGTCAATGTATTTTTGTAACACTGCCATAATTTTAAGATATCCCTCAGGACTCTTCTGATCCCACAGTAAATCATACTTGCTTTTCAATCTGTGGATCCCTGGTACAACCTGTTTTAAAACACCGTGCTTACTTTGTTTTACACTAACAAAACTTCTTGGGGGTTCGATTCCATTAGTGCTGTTACTGATTTGGGCACTGGTCTCTGCAGGCATCAGAGCCATCAGCGTACTGTTACGGATACCTGTGTCTTGTAATTGCTTGCGTAACTCGTCCCATGGCATACGTTCTTTGTGTGCTACGAGTTCATCCACATCCTTTTTGTAAGTCTGGTTAGGAGTAAGTCCTTGACCATATAGTGTTTCAGGTGTACCAGGGCATGCACCTCGTTCAGCAGCCAGATCAGCACTTGCTTTGATCAAGTAATAACTCCAGGCTTCTGCCCATTCATCAATAAGTTCTAAATCTGGATTCTGATATGTTGTATCATTTTTTGCCAACCAATATGCAAAGTTAATAATGCCAATACCAATTGGACGGCGTTTCATTGTGCTCAGCTCAGCAGCTAGCACTGGGTATTTCTGATAGTCTAAGAGTGCGTCTAAGCCTCGTACAGCAAGTTCACAAGGACGTTTAAACTCTGCTGGTGTGCGTAAATTACCCCAGTTGATGGCACTTAATGTACACAAACTAATTTCTCCATTGGGGTCGTCAATTTGATTTAACGGCTTTGTGGGCAAATTAATTTCACAACACAAGTTACTCTGATGTACTGGTGCAACTGTTTTATCAAATGCACTGTGGTCATTTGCATGATCCACGTTCATTAAATAAACACGGCCTGTATTTTTACGTTCTTCAATAAACGCACTGAATAAGTCTGCTGCTGGTATTGTCTTTTTGCGTAAGCGTGTATTACGCTCGGCTGTTTCATATAGCTCTTTAAAACGTTCTTGATCAGCGAAAAAGGCATCGTACAAACCTGGAACATCACTAGGACTAAACAGTGTAATGTCTCCGCCCTGAATAAGACGCTCATACATTAATTTGTTAAATTGTACACCATAATCCAAGTGACGTACACGGTTATCTTCTGTGCCTTTGTTGTTCTTGAGTACCAACAGGTCTTCTATTTCTAAGTGCCAAATTGGATAATACAATGTTGCGGCACCACCACGTACACCGCCTTGACTACAACTTTTAACAGCGGCTTGAAACATTTTATAGAAAGGAATAACACCAGTGTGTGTAGCATCTCCCTTGCGAATAGGACTACCAATGGCACGGATACTACCTGCACCTACACCAATACCGGCTTTCTGACTTACATATTTTACAATAGCACTACTTGTTGCATTAATACTATCTAGACTGTCGTCTGTTTCAATAAGTACACAACTACTAAACTGACGTTGTGGTGTACGTAC